AATATTTAAACACAAAATGATTACAATATGATTACAATTTTAAGATTTTAATTCCAATATTTAGAACCGTCTAATCTATCCCAATATGCTTTGTTATTGCGATTGACAAAGTTTTTAATCAAGTAAGCGGCCATACCAAAGTATCCCATCTTTTTGAATCTACGACTGTCCTGCCCGAAATGGTGATTAACAAGTTTAAACTTTTTTGGACTATACATTCTCGATAGGAAGTAGTCCTCCGATGTTGATGCTTTTTCAGGAAACCCTCCGAATTCATCGAATCGATCCTTGCGTGTTAACATAAATGCACCAACTGCAAAAGGGCTAAAGAATTTTAAAATATGATTTATAATATTAAACAGAGTAAAGCCGATCTTTGCTCTAACATCGTTGTCATAACATTTAATATTCAACCCAATGAGATCTAAGTCTTTTGATTCCATTTCAAAGACAGCATCACGAATAACAGTGTCTTTAAAGAATCGAACATCTGCATCAATGAATAATATATAAGGAGTAGTAACTAATCTAGCACCGTTATTCTTAGCTGTAGACACAGGTCCACCTTCTATGATTTCCACATTGAGATTGCCTTTTACAGCCTGTATTACTTCTCGAGTGTTATCTGTTGAACAGTCTGCAATGATGATTCTAGTACTACCTATCATTTGATTGCGTAAGTGCGTTAACAGATATGGGATATAGTTTTCCTCATTTTTACAAGGAACTACAATAGTAATTTTGTCACTGAATTTCATTTCTTTATACATTCTCCCTCAACTTTAAATTGATTAAACTTTAGTTGATACGACATTGTCTTCAGGACTGATTCGCACGATTTCTGATCCGGGAATATCAGTGTTATTCTTCCTGGAATGTCGTTTGGATTGCTTGAATGAATCGCTAACAATAACATTATCCACATCGTCCTTCTCCTTGGTCCAGGTAACTATTTCCCAACGACCATCCCAATGTTCTACGAGAGCTGTACAGCTTTCGACCCAGTCGCCGTCATTCATATACATTACACCATCTATTTCTTTAATCTCTGCGTGATGTATGTGTCCACATATAACTCCATCAAAGCCGCGCTTCTTGCAATAGCCTGCTAGATTGTTCTCAAACTTGAACATAAAATCCACAGCCTTCTTTACACGATGTTTAAGATATTTGCTCAGTGACCAATATCCAAATCCCATCTTATGACGTAGCCAGTTAAACTTGCCGTTTAGATATAGAATAAAGTCGTAGGCCTTGTCACCTAAAAATCCCAACCAAGGTGCTAGGCGTGTGATACCATCAAACAAGTCGCCGTGTGTAACTAGATAGTGCTTACCATCTGCACCTATATGTTCTATTTGATTATGTATCTCAACATGACCAAAACTAAAACCATAGGGTATCATTGGTCTTAGAAATTCATCGTGATTACCTGCTATGAATATAACCCGGGTCCCACGCTTGGCATGTCCTAGTACACGACGGACTACATTGGTATGACTCTGCTTCCATCGCCATTTGTTTTGTTGTATCTTCCAGGCATCAATGATATCGCCTACAAGATAAAGTGTATCGCAGGAGTTATGTTTAAGAAAGTTGTTTAATTTATCCGCTTGACTGTCTTTGGTTCCGAGATGCACATCACTGACAAAGATTGAGCGGTATGTCTTCATACTATTATTTAAGGAATATTCGATTACAATATGATTACAATGCCAAAAGAAAACCCGCCGAAGCGGGTTAATTCTATCTAATTAAAATTAGAAACTGTGGACTAAACCAACACCATATTGTCTAACATCGTTGGCTGTACCACCGGCATCAACATTACGATAGGCAACCAATGCACTGGTACGCTTGCTGAAAGCGTAGTTAACACCTAGGTTATAGGCTTTAACTTCACTAATAGACAAACCAGTCTTAGTACCGTAGCTACCTCTAAGGGTAACTGGGGTTCCGTGTACAGGAACAGTAGCACCGTATAAACGACCTTTGGTCTCAACTACGCCAGTCTTGTCTTCACTTTGAATTGTAGACAATGTAACACCTGCTACTTGACCACTAAGGGTTACTAGATTAGTATAATCAGTGCCTGACTCGAAACGAGCAATGGCTGCTGTAACTGGACCTGCCTTACCACCGAGGCTCCAAGAAATTGCTTCAGCAGTTGTTGGGTTGGTGTACATACTACGATCATAGTTAGCGATCACTGGACCTACTTTTGTTCCAAAGAATACGCTGTCACCCATGCGTCTAGAACGATCATTGATAACATCTGGTGAAACAGATGCGTATGTTGCACCACCGAATGAATCAGCGGCTTTTATAGTAAGGAACGCACTGTGCTCTTTGCGGCCTAGGTCAATGCTGGCAAACTTAGAACCAAGACCTACAGTAGCTTGACGATCGCCAAGTTGTGTAGATGCGCCTGCTTTTGGATCATCCAACGCAACAGTAGTGTCAACGACCACTCTAGTAGATAAACCACCGTTGAGCTTCTCTTCAGCTCTGAAAACAATGCGGCTTGAGTCATTCACTAAAGAAGTAACTTCGGTACTACCTGTTTTTGTGCTGTCAACAAACGTGGCAATTCTACCACTGACAGTAACTTGAGCAGAGGCTGCAATCGCGGAGACCGCTAATACAGTTGCTAATACAATTTTCTTCATTTTTAATTTCCTTTAAAACATGATCTTAAATGATCATGAACTATTATTTACTCTTCAGCTACAAAGGTCAAGAAAAAAGGCTACCTAAGTAGCCTTTTTGGTGGTTTCTGTTACGAGGTATTTCCTACCCTAAGCCGAGTTTAGGCGGCTAAAGCGAACTGTTCGTCGTTTGCATTTACGTTTTTTGCTTCTTCGGCCGAGTTCCCCCAACCCTAACGGCTTCTACATTGCCGGACTGTCCATTTCAATACTTGTGACCCTGTCGAAACCATGGCAGGCCCATCAGAAGTAGTTTATGTTTGTCAATCTAGATATTTAAAAAGGGCATATTCGAATTAGCCTCTAGCATCCTCGGAAGGGACAAATCTAACTGTGTTCAAAACTACTTTTGGTGGACCTGGCGGGAGTCGAACCCGCGTCCAGAATCCTTTTCTGTCTACTTCATACAGTCTTAACTTTTATTTACACTCTAAAACTTTCGCCACAACCACATTTATCACGTTCATTGGGATTACGAAATTCAAACCCTTCATTGAGTCCATTACGAGCCCAATCAACTATGAGTCCTTGTAGGTATACCAATGACTTTGCATCAACTAGTACTACAAAATCTGGTTGAGCAAAATTAGTTACCCCCTCTTCAGCAATGTAACTATCAACATATTCTAACGTATAAGCAAGGCCGCTACAACCTGTAGTTTTTACACCTAGCCGTATACCAATACCCTTGCCACGTTTGGACAGGAGCTGAGTGATTTTCTTATTGGCTGTGTCGGTTACGGTAATCATTTACGGCCGCTTTAATAGCATCTTCTGCTAGAATACTACAATGTATCTTTACCGGGGGAAGGGCCAGTTCTTCGGCAATTTCGGAGTTTTTGATTGATCCTGCTTCGTCGAGTGTTTTTCCTTTGACCCATTCGGTAATGAGACTCGAGCTCGCGATAGCCGATCCACAGCCATACGTTTTAAATTTTGCATCTGTAATAATACCTGTATCATTGTCAACCTTTATCTGTAACTTCATTACATCGCCGCAAGCAGGTGCGCCAACCATACCAGTACCAACATTAGGATCACTCTTGTCAAAAGATCCGACATTCCTGGGATTTTCATAGTGGTCAACAACTTTATCTGAATAGGCCATTATTTACATTCAATATAGGTAGCCTGGACGAATTGTCCATATTGATTTTTAACCCATCCAAAGTTTTCAAATGGATATGTTCCCTGGGGGCATTGTATAATTGGGGAACCTTGAGCAATTGGCGGTTGAACAACAACGGTAGGAGCCTCTGCAGGCTTATTGTTATTTGCAATGGCCGCACCTACAACTCCACCAATAATCAACGGAACAAATACCTGTCCCCAATTACCACCATGATGATGAATTACTCGTGGACCGTGATGTCCGTGGTGGCCAAAATGTCTATGCTGAGCTGATGCTGTGCCAACAAGGGCGGTAGCCAAAACAACTGCGGTCAATAATTTTTTCATAACTTTCTCCATGATGTATATATAACGCCTTAGCCTTATAATACGTTGACAAAATTGGCAGACTTCCCAGGGCGTGTGGAGCCTCTGCCGAGCCTTGTGTCCCCTTGCTATGCAAGTTCGCCCCTGCGAAAGCATATATATTTAATTAATTCTACTGTAGTTTAACACCATACCGGAACCGTACATGCTTTCGGCAAGCATTTTACACTCCCAATCATTGTTTGCATTAACTACGACGTCGGCAGTTTGATACTGATTAAGTCTAATCCAAACACGATATTGATACATAATTAACTCCGTTGAATATTCTGAGCCTGTTTACCATTTGGACCATCTGTAACTTCAAATTGGACACGTTCGTCCGTTTTTAAAGTTCTATAGCCCTCCATTTGAATTTGGCTAAAATGTGCAAACACATCTTCACCTCCTTCATCTGGTACAATAAATCCAAAACCTTTGGAATTATTAAACCATTTTACTTTACCTTGTTGCATTACTGCTTCCTCTTGTTACTATTATACTGGATTTTTACCAGTTTGTCAACCATTATGTTTTACTTGGGCGCCAACAACTTACCCAATTTGCGTTATTCGCACCTGTACCATTTGGATAAGATTTGGTTAAATCACCATCATCCGGGTTGTTTTTTCCGCCGCTAGGAGTTTGGTTACCTCCTACAAATGTGTATTTGCCATTTTGGGCAGTATAAACAAAGTTAACATGTCTATAACTCCAAAATGCGATGTCACCCGGCTGTGCTTGGTCTTTGGGAACTTGCGTAGCATTCCACTTTTCTGGATTGGTTGTGATAGCGGCTGCACTAGCAGTTTGGAAATATCGATAACCTGCACTCTTTAATCCAAAATTAACAAAGCCCATGCACCAAGCTGTTTGGTCTGTAGTCCAAGGACCACTACTAGGATATCCTAGATTTTGCCATATACCTGTAATTGTTGGATTGCTAGGTTTACCGCCTTGCCCAGTTTCTCTCCATTTACCTTGTGCTGCCTCATCGAGACATTTGTCTAAGAATGGAATAATACTAGAGAATGTAGTGTCAGTTGAAATTGTCGATGTAGCCGCAGTAGCAGTTGTAGCATCATCCGGTGTACCGGCATAGTTGCCTTTAACACCATCTGCGGCCGCACCTGCATTATAATACTGATTAGGCTGACCGTTCTGAGCAGAGACATAGGTATTAACCTGGCTTGCTACTTCTTCTGCTACTAGTGGATCTAACTCCACTGCTACAGATACGCTGATGCCACCAAAGGTTCCACTACCGCCCGGCGATAGCCAAAGAGCTATCGGTACATTATTAGCGTAGACGTTGCCGCTGTGATAAACGTCACTGAGTCGGCCTGAACCTGGAATGTATGGCATATTAATCTCCTATCATATATTTACGATAAGGCAATGCCAGTTGTTCCCTGTACATATTGATCTGCGGCGCTCTTTTCAGCAGGTACCATAACAATGATATGACTATGTTTGATAGTAACATTGTCACTGCCACCTAAGAACATAAACGGCATCATGCCCAGTCCTTGTGCGCCAATGCTTACACTTTTAGGTCTGTTTAGTTTAACATACTCAGCAGTATCTTCATCTAAGCGTCCGATGATTTCTTCGCCGGAAATTAATTTAATGCTCACTGTGTCACCAGTGGCTGCGGGTTTTTGAATTAACATTTTATTCCTCGTTTTCTTTTTTAGGTATTTCGCATAAAGCTTCGAGCGTTTTATAATGCTCGTAGGCTTTTTTAAGAGCCGCGAAGTGCTCTAGTTTTGCAGGGTCAGGTTGAAGTATGGCAAGACGATCATTGATTGATTCTAATGTCTTAGCAATGCTAACACCTTTGATCTTAACATCGCCTTCGAAGTCTGCATCACCCCTAACACTCAATGAGCTTTGAGTAGATCCAGCCCAGTTTATATTACTCCAGCTAGTACCATTTGATCCACTGCTGGTTAGAAAGCTACCAGAGCTGCCAATTGCACCATAGTTACTACTGCTACTACCACTAATGGTTATACTAGGTGGTATATTACTATAAGAGTAATTGTAGGAGTTCATACTACTAGTATCTATAGTGATACTGTCATATTCTACACCACTGGATAGATCAATGGTGTTTTCATCTACAATGGGCTCTTCATCAGCCATTTAGGTGCGCCTTTAGTTCAGTGAAGCCACCGATAAGTTTATCATCGATAAAGATCTGCGGCACTGTTCTTGCTGTAGGTACAGCTTCTAATAATTCTTCTTTAGAGTATCCATCACCGATTTTCTTTTCTTCAAATGGGATGCCTCTTTGTTTTAATAATGCCTTTGCCTGATCGCAAAATGGGCAGTGGTACTTCGACCACACAATTGCTTGAGTCATTTTTACTTCCTTATAGATCTGGTAATTCTTCGTAGCTAACTGAGTCACTCATAACACCAATAACATAATTAGTTGATTCAGTTTCCTGGAGAGCACTTTGTTTCTTGTTGATGTTAACATGTTTGTTAAACCATGGAATAGGACTCATCTTAGGATGGTCTTCAAGATACTTAATGCCAATTTCTTTTAGTCTTGTAAATGCTGTATAGTCAACAAAGTCTTTTAAGATGCTGGCGTTTAATCCAATGACCACACCTTTCTTGAACAAGTAATCGGCCCAGGCTTTTTCTTCTTGAATAACTTCCATGTACATGGTATAGACTTCTTCTTGGCATTCTTCTTCTAACTTAATAAAATCTGGATCGTCTTTTCCTGCATTGTTGATCAACCAGGCAGTCCAGTCAGCATGTAGAATTTCATCTTGTAGGATCAAGCTGATGATGTTACCATTACCGATATAGATCTTGTTCTCTACCATGGCCAGTGATGTGGCGAAGGATACCATGAAACGTAGGGCTTCGAGTGCGTATGAAGCATGTAAGGCCAACCATATGGCTCGCTTGTGAGCGTGGAGTCCAATGTCTTCACCCAACTCTTTACGGCAGTTAAGCTGATGAAGATCCTCATAGTAACGACCAATGTTAGCAGCCATGCCAACAATTTCAGCTGTGTCGTGAATCTTGTTAAATTCTTCTTTAGGTACTCCATATACGTTCCTAATAATATGTGAATAAGACTTGCTGTGAATATTTGTTTCAAAGAAGCTCCAGTTACTGACCAGTGCTTCTAATTCAGGAACACTGATTACAGGGCTGAATACTTGATTAGGCGCACGACCTTGGATACTATCTAAGGCTGTTTGACGTAGTAGGTTGCTGGTAAAAATATGCTTGACAGCATCACTGGCATCTTTGTGATCCATCTTGTCTTTGGTAAGACTGATTTCTTCTGGCACCCAGAAGAAGCCACGAGCAAGTTCTTCATACTTGGCAATTTTAGGATACTTGACTTCTTCAAAACGCTGAACTGTTACTGGTCCAGCAGGATCCAAGAACATAGTGCGCTTCAAATAGTTTGTCTGTTTACTTAGATTGTATTGTGCTTTTGACATATTAAATAACCAATTCCTGCCATGATGCTGAATCATTGGACCATATGTACTTCTTCCCGTCATCAGGTGGAGGTGATGGTGGTTCCCATCCGCATATTGTTTCATTAAATACCCATCCATTAGGATGAGAGAATCCCATAGCCTGTGCAATTCGAGCTGCACGTTCTTCTTCGGTATACCCAATTTCAGTATGCACATCACGCACAACATCGTCCGACTGCAATTGATAGATAGATTCAATTCTCACATATGGACCAGAAATAGGCGCTTGTACTCTCTCAAACACTTTCAATGTGTTTGGAAGATTGGCAGGATCGAATTGAGGATTGACCTGTCTTAGATTGTCTTCTAGAATTGGATGTCCTTCAATTTTACCATCAATATATTGTATATATAAC